CTATGACGCCGTTTTTATCTCTCCATGTGGTACATACACCCAGTCGATATGGTTCTCTGTGTAGATCTTCGTGGACTTCGCGTCACTGTGAGCCATACGTCCTTGCGGATCTATTCCCTGCTTATCAAACAGAAACGCTGAAAGCGCCCGTATCTCGTGGAATGTAGGCCGCTGTTCTTCTGGTAGGTTGCTGGCAACGCCAACTTGATCCCGCATTGCAGAGAAAGATCTGCTTAAATAGTCCGGCGCAACTTGTGTCGGGTGTTTAACCTCTTTGCTTGTTGGATTGCTACGTTTTAGCGGCAACCGATGCACGACGTAAGGGCTGGCGACATTATCTCGGCTCCGCTCAATAATTTCTTTTATAACTGGCCCAATTGGGATGGCAACGTGTGATGCTTCTTTATGCTGTACTTTCTGGCGGTGAATAAAAAGCGTCCCGTAAATATCGTCTTTCGGTTCGCTGAACCATACACAACCGCAAATTCCCTCGCTGGGTTGTTTTATAGAATAACGAATACGCGAAACCTCTAACCGGGCATGCGTAGTTTGAAGCGCAAGATCCATTGCTGTTTGCAACCACAATGGTGAGGCTCTATAAATTTTTAAATAGTCCTCGAATGAAAGGCGACGCCTGATTTTAGAATCAACACGACGCATTTTTTTACGTTCTGCTGGGTTATCCATCATCAGCGACTCATCAACGGCGTAGCTGAATAGTTTTTTTAAAAAACTGACTTTTCTATTCTGCACATTAGCGGATGCTTCTGAGTGATATTTTTTGATGTACCCGTTAACGTGTTCGAGCTCGATATCACAAGCGTAGATATCGCTAAAAAATTCCTTCACACGTTCTATATCATTCAGCCAGACAGACTTCGTATCTTCCCTGGGTTTTTCATCGATGATGGCGCGATCAAGTAGCGCCTGGGCATGAACGGCGAAAGGTTTGGCTTCGCCATTGACACCACCAGACTCCCGCAAAAGGCTTTCGATAGAAGGAGCTGATTCAGGCCTCATGCGGAGGTTGTATTCTCTGGCGATGGCGATCGCAACGACGCGATCGGCACCCAGCGTTTTCCGTTTCCCTGTAATCAGGGTGAATCTGTATTGCCCGGTAGCTTTGTCAAAAAGCAGATAGTCAGGGAGATTCCTGTTCTCCCTTTTACGTGGTCTGGCGGCCATGTTAACCCTCTTGAATTAACCGACGAACGCTTTCGCTGACCATTGAATCGACACCCCATCGCTCAGAAGCACACACAAGAACGGTACCGTCCACAATGCGGCCACGCAATTTGCCGTTTTCAATCCAGCGCTTGATCGTTCTGTTATCTGGTACAGAGCCTGCTTCAAACTCGCGTTTACCCCACAGGCTCGCTTTCATTAACTTGGCCATACGGTTCTCCATACAGCCCGGCTGCACCCGGGCTCTTAGGTTTATTCTTCGGTGCTGGTGGGCAGCAGGCGCTGCCAGATTGCTGATACGTATTTCACCTGGTGGCGGGCGTCGGCCAGCGCATTGTGGGCTACACCATCAAATGGCATATCGCGTTTAGGATCGAAGCCCAGCTGTTTGCCAAGCAACACCATGGTGCGCACGTCGCTGTCGTTCCAGAATTGCCACGGGCAGACATGGCCAGCGCGTTCGTAAGCCGACCGCAGGATAACGTTGTCGAAGTTGGCACCGTTGCCCCAGACTTTCAGGTAGCGCGGGTTGTCAGAATTACGGCTGATAAACGAGCTAAATTCAGAAATCGCGTCTGCGATGTGCCTGGTATCATCGGTGCAAATTGCAGCGCGGGCTTCCGCTGATTGCTTCAACCACCACAGGATGGTATCGCCGTCGGGTATAGCGCCCTGATCCATCGCGCTGGATAGGCTAACGGCCGCATAGAACTCTGCTCCCAGCTCGCCGCTCTGCGGGTCGAAGAATACGGCGCCGATCGCGACAATTGGCGCGGAAGGCTTATTGCCCATGGTTTCTAGGTCGATCATAAGGTGGTTCATTACATATGCTCCAAATCTGATGGTTTAAAATCTTGGCTGCCAGCAGACGGGATTGATGCCGCAGGATAGAGGTAAACCGGCACCTCGTGCTTGAGCTTTGGATCACATCCAATGACTACTGCTGAAATAGACCACATCCAGTTATTTTCATCGTGATCGTTATCATGCATGTGTTCGGCGCATCTTTTAGTAACAAAACCAAATGGTTCCTGCTCCATGACAGCCAGTAACGCACGGGCCATCATTTCAGCCTCTTCAGCAGGAAGCACAACATTGTGCCCAGCGCTATATTTGGCGCGCCATGATGCAATTGTTTGAAGACGCTCTTTGTTTAATTCGCTGGTGGGCATCATTCTTCTTCCTCTGACAAGACCAAACAGGTGTCGTCTGGCACAACGATACTGAGCTGCACGCTGTAGCCACGCTCATGCATGGTATAAATGACGGGCCACGCTGGCAGCGGGGTATCTTCGGCAACTTGGCTGATGCCGATGCTCCACAGTCCGGAGTCGAGGTAATAACCGACCACCTGCATTTCACCCTCGGCAGATTTTAGGTGATAGATACCGGGTTTGTTGTAGCAACCAATTTCTTCGCGGATCGCGCCTTCACATTCCAACAGATCATCGCTGGCGCCATAAAATTTTAGTTCTTTTGTCATATCATTCACTCCCTTTGATGCTGTCAGCGCTGGCAGTGCGAGCGTAAACAATCACGCCATCTTCAGGGCGCTTTCGTGGAAGATAAATTCCAGGTCTTGGCCACAATGCTATAAAGCACGACTCGCTCCCCTCAAGGCGATGAAAAGCTTTCTCGCTCATCACACCCACAGGCCGAAGCGCCTCTTCCCGCGCCTCCAGTTGTGCTATGCGCTTCTCTGCGGCTTCGGCACGGTCGGTGGCGGCAATCATTGTTGACTCAACGTCTTTAATCCACCTCTCTTGCTTTGCTATAATTTCTACCTGCTCAACAATGCGCTTATCTGCATCAGCAAGGATCGCACGCTCAAGCTTAAGTCTGCTCCTGAATTCGTCACGTTCGGCCCGTAATGTTTCCAACTCATCCAGCAGCGCCAGCACAGCATCAGGCGTGGCGTTATCGTGAAAGTTGTCGGAGTCACAGCCCCAGTCATCCGTAGTCTTTGCATACATCGCAGCTTTACGCAGCGCCTGTTTGTCGATGTTGCTCATTGGGCGGCCTCCGGGCGTAACCAGATGCAGACAGCTCCATCTTCGGTGTCGTGAATAGACCCGACAAACCATCCTTCACCTTCTGGCGTTTCAGGTTGCCAGGCTGAGATATCGTAACCATCAACAGCCGGATCGATATCTTCTTCATCGCGATAAACAACCTTCCACTGGAGACCATTTTCAGCCAGCCAGGTGTTGAAATCGTCGGACGATATTGATTCACGGCCAGCACAAAACTCATCATAAAGTGGGTGAGTCCAGTAACCGTACTGGTCGCGCTCTGCTGGTAATGCTGTAATTTTGCCCATTGCGCAGTACCTTTATTGAATGTCTTTTACCAACCAGAGCAGCAGAATGGCGATTGCCAGTATGCTGCCCACGATGATCCAGAACACCACTACCTGTGCCCGGTAGGTGTAGGGTTTCACAGGCGTTCCCCCGTCAGTTCTGCAAAACGATTCAGGAATAGGCCATAAGCCTGACCAGGTTTAAGAGGAATAATGGTGAAGTCATAAGATGGGGCGATTCCTTCGAGTACTGGCCAGATAGAGCCATCATCAAGATCCAGATCTCGGCGTTCGGTCGCCAGCATGATGAGGTCGGCATACTTAACCGGTGTGCTCATGGTTGCTGGCAGGTCATATTTTTCACGGATGACGATATCCACGGCTTCTTCAATACGCTGATAATCCGGCAGCAGGCGTTTTAATGGCGCCGGGATATCCTGGCAATAAGCCTCCGCGGCGTCGTGCATCAGTGCTTCAAGAGCAAACTCAGCGGGCACGATCTGGCTGCACAATACGGCATGCTGGGCGACGCTGTAGAACTCGGGCAGATGGCCAGCAAAGCGGCAGATGTTGGACAGCGCAACGGCGATATCTTCCGTGACGATTTGGCTGGTGGTCACATTGCGATAATCGATGTGCTGTCCGGTGTAAGTTTTAAGAAACGGCATATGTTCTCCATATATTTGCAGCTGCACCTGCGGCTGATTTCGGGTGTGCGAATCCCTCGCCGGATGGCGATAAATAACGGAATTACGCTTCACTAATTGCCCCGACATGCAGGGCAATTAAGGCAGTGTAATTACGCTTTAAAGTTGCCAATAAAGGTTTCCACTGACTCGCCGTCGAACTTGCCGATCAGGAGGTCGCGGAATTCGTTGGCGATCGCTTCTTCCTGCGCTTCGAGCTGGACAATGCGCAGCACAAAGCGCGGTTCGTCACCAGTGAGCAGACTATTGCGAAGGCTGAATGCGCGCTCACCAAGCCCCTCATATGGAACGCACTTAAACTCGAACGCTACTGGCATAACATCTTTGCTGCTTGCCTCAACGCTTTGCATGAGTGACTTTTTACCGCTGAAATCACCGTCTTCATGCTCCTGCTGAGTTGCCTGCTGGATAGTAATGCGACGGACAGCCTGGGCGGCCTGAGAAATCTCCATCGTTTTACCATCGGCATCGAATGCCAGGAGATAATCACTCCAGTCTTCCAGCCATTCGGCGATCTGCTTTTGTTTCAGCCTTTCGCCGTTAATCTGAAGTAATGCGCGGAAGGGGGCTGTTTGTTTCAGTGTGATCGAAGCAACGTTATCGGCGTGACCAGGATTATCCAGCGTGCCGATATTAAACACGGAACGGGCTGTCATGTTATCTGCATCGATAAAGCAGCGAGCCGGTTCATCAGCGCTGGCGTAGCCTTTCGAGTAACGGGCAAAATCATCGATGCTGGTTGTGGTCATGGCTCCACGGAAACGAAAGCGCTCAAGAGAAAATCGCTCAAGGCTTTCAACGCCGGTACCTTCCGGGAGTAATGCGGTCGGGCACGCGAGGCCGTTGATATCATTCAGGTGATAGCCAGAAAGAACCAGGTCTTTAACCTGCTTAAAGGTGCCGCTGTCTAACTGAGACATAAATATTCCTTATTACTAAATGATCGAAATGGTTGCAGTGAATTGGTTAGCTGCGGTTCACTGAGCCGCTTTCAGCTTTCCATCAGTGGATCCGTTGATACCGAACAGCTGGCCCTGGTCTTCCTGCAGGATGGTAAGTTTGCCGCCACGGTTAACCCACATTGGTGTTTCGGTGGTGTCCTCTTCGGACGCTTTACCGCGCGGAGTTGGGGTGCTGTAGTTCAACTTGTGCTTGATCTTGACGCGCTTTTCTTCGACAGAATTACCCATACGCTCAAAATCAAAGGTGAGGACTACTTTGCCTTTGGTGCCATTATTCAGAACACCAAGCGCGGTAGTGTTTAACGCGGCGGCGATCTTGTTCATGAACACACCGGCGTCCAGTTCGCCCAGAAAGTCGGGCACTACGGTCATGCGGTCGTTACTCATGGTTTACCCTCAGTAAAGGCGGCTGCCACCGCCAGTTTGTTTTCTCCATACACAACAGAGAAGAGCACCTGCATTTGTTGGCGACTGCAATCGCCTTCCTCTTGCCCGGGTGGATTGGGTTATGAGCCCGTCGCCCGGTGATGCTCTTTTCTGTTATGTAAAAAGGGCGGTACCGCGGTAGAACATTACTTTCTTCCTCTCGTATGGGGTGGAAGACCCGGGTACCGCCAAGACTACACACAGCAATTTGAAGTTGTGGTGGTGGTGCCTCCACCTGCCGGGTGGCCAGTACCGGCGACGTTACACATTAAGAAACGTATTCATTTTTAAAGGTTGAATGAATTGGCCGCGTCACGTGCGCATAGCCGCATTGCCACAACTGGGAGCGCACTCCACCGTTTTCACACCTGTCACCCATAACTGGTAAGTGAAGGAGTGCGCTCTCATGTTGTGCCCTAAAAAGCTGGCGGTTGCCGCTAACGGAGTAGAACGGGCCGCCAGAACAGGGATGTACTTCTTATTGCTTTGGCCTGCTTTTAACCACGTCAGGTGTGGTGGTATCTTGGTGCTCTCACACAGCCAAGAAGGAAACAACATGCGCGGAGTCGTCGTTCATCATGAGCACCGCATCGGTTATATCGTTATCCGTGACCCCATGGGGGAATTCACGGTCGCAGAGCTTCTCGGCGGATATGATGTCGAGAAAGGGCACGTCATATCCGGTGATCTCCATAGTCTCGGAGGTGAAAAATTTTTTAATGAGACCGAGGATGAAGATATTGATGTTTACGTTCAGGGTTTTGGCATGTCTGAACAGCAATCAATTCTTATGATCCGGCGTACTCGCTAAACCACTTACGAAACAGAGCACAGCTTTTTAACGTTGCGTTGCAGTAATCAACGGATATGACCTGTCCTTTAGCTAATGGCTCTTGGAGTTCTTCGTTAATCTGCAACCCTCGTTTTGCCGCTTGCTCTAAGCCTGCAATCTTCTCTAATAGCGCTTCTGTACTCTTATCCACTGACTGCCTCCATTTCATTCAGGCGAATCATCCGGTTATTCGTATGCCACCGGCGGCTACTTCGTGGGCGTCCTGCCTGTTCGCTGTTGATGAATACATGATTAACTAATAGATAATTTTTGTAAATAACTAGTGGTTAATTATTGGCATTGTTTTGTGTAACTATCTGATTTTAAGTTTTATTTATTTTTTCTGGTTAACAGTGGTATGATTAAAAAAACATCAAAGAGGAACGGTAATGGATCGTGACGAACTTGAAGAAGAACGCGCAGCGTTCATTGCTGGGGAGGTTGGTGGTGTGGTTATTCAGTTAATCATCGACGGGATCGAAATCAATCGAGACAACATTGTCGAGTATCTTGAAGCTAAGCGTAGGGCGGTGGGTAACGTTATCCATAAAGGAGTTTTGCGGGACTCTGCGGCTATGATACAGAAAGGAAAATAAAAACCCGGCACAGAGGCCGGGAATTATCATTTTATGATTTCTTTAATGAATACTTCTTTTGGTTGGTATTTTTTATCGGAAGGTTTAAGCGTATAAGTTATTGTAATATCTGCTCTTACGGCAAATTTTCCTGCAAAATCAGAAGGTTTTACATTAGGCCCAAGAACCAGACTTACCCTTCGGTCTACCAATCCAGGAATAACAGCCGCCCATCCTTTTTCAGGATTATCAAGATCTAAGGCCCGTATTTCTACGTCAACATCGAAGTGATCCTGAGCATATGTCTCGGGCGTGAAAACGACTTCTGTTGGCGCTTTCTTGATAGTTTCTGCAGGGATTGTCACTGCTCCACCACCAGTTCCGATAACCATTGTGGCATCCTCATCGGCTCTTGCTGGCGCCAGAGTTTTGATTGAGTTTTTGGCCAGTGTCTTTTTGTTCGTGACGGTACTCTCAATAATCGCCTGTAGGCGATCAGGTGAGATGTTTGCCTCACCAGCACCAATGTTAATAATCGTGTTATTATTTGCTTCAAAATGGGAAGTGTTATTCGGTGCCATAGCCTTGGTTGCCAATACAAGGCCATAACCGACAAGACCAACAACAACAGCACCAACGAGAGCGTTTCTCATTTTCCCTTTTCCAATCTTAGCGTGCGCACTGGCAAGAAATTTATCCATTTCTTCCTGGCTACCGAAAAGAAGTTTGATAACAATATCTTCATACAGGCTTCCGGCTTCTAATCGAGCTACATGCACCGATATATCAAGAATGTGAGCCCCTGTAAGTTCCTGAAGCACCCCTTCAGATTGCTTAGCGATAGCCTCCCATCCCTGAAGGGAGGTGATCACATCTTTGATGCTTACAGGTTCTTTAGTCGAATAATATATGTTTTCAGTAAAGGATAAAGATAATTCTTGGGACATCCTGAGCCCTCTCCGCTGCTTTTGTTTAGCCGTGTTTAGTCGAATTTGGGTACTTTACCCTTTGAGCCAAGTTGGTGGCGGAGTAAAGCATCCCTACAAAAAACTGCCTTCATAAACATCAAGCGCTTTGGTTAGTTATATGTTTCTAAAGTCGATTGTATTTGATCGATTCATGAATCAAGGCCTTGCCCATGACATAAAGCTGCTCTTGAGTTCCTTCATCTATGTACCATTTCTCATAAGCTGGGTTATCGGACAGAACTGCTAACTTACTTCCTTGCATTTGCAAACGCTTAACGTGGAATGTCTTACCGTAGACAAACGAGTAAACGCCATCAGTCTGAAAATGACGGACAGAAGTATCGACGAACAGTCTGTCACCAGATACTAACGTTGGCGCCATGCTATCGCCGTTAACGGTCATTACCTTAACGTCATCTTGAGTACGGTTACCGAAAAGGGAGCGGGCGTGCTCGGTTGTGAACTCAATGGCATAAAGCACCTCAACATAGTCCGAAAGCATGTAGGTACCAGGTCCTGCGCTAACGGTTAGATCCAGAACCTCCACACGGTAAACATCTTGATCAGAATTTTTAACCATGCGTACCACTTCCCCTGAATTTGTTGGCTCTCCAACTCCATATTCAAGCCATTCCGCTCTAACCCCGAAAATTCTGCTTAGCGCGACAATTTTCTGATTGTCTGGTATCGCCTGCGCATTGAACCACTTCCACACGCCAGGCGTGGTCACTTCGACCCCAGCTTTGTTCAGCAAGTCTGCAATTTTTTTGTTCCTACCACGCCCTGTTATGCCTGCATTTTGGCAGACAAGCATCAACCGAGCTGTGAAGGATTCTTTCGTTTCGTCTCTCTTAACCATTAGTTAAATATCCGGGAACTTGACTTTACTGTCAGTTAATATTTATCATTAACTTGTGGTTAATTTTATAATCGGGAGAGCTAATGAACGCTGTAGAAATTGCTGTTGAAGCTGTTGGTGGGCAAACAGCAGCCGCAAAAATTTGTGGTTTGTCCCCAGTAGCAGTCCACAGGTGGGTTAAAAACTCGTGTCTTCCTCGGACTGAATACACAAAAAAAACTGAATACGCAGAGCTACTTGCAGCTAATTCAGCTGGGCAGTTCACAGCTGAATGGTTGCTGGAGAACGCTAATCCTGATCGTCCTGAAAAGGTAAACGATACAGCGGCCTAAATGTAACCACAGAATATAGAGGTAAACCGTGGGTAATGAACCTGAATGGAAAGTAGATAAACAGCCTGCATGGCTTGTGGCTGCAATCAAGAAAACGATTACCGAGTTGCCGGGCGGGTATGCCGAAGCAGCGGAATGGTTAGGCACTACTGAAAACGCACTATTCAACCGCCTGCGCACCGGGGGGGATCAAACTTTCCCTCTCAACTGGGCGCTTGTTTTGCAGCGTGCTGGTGGTGCTTGTCATATCGCTGATGCGGTTGCTCATCACTCTAACGGTGTTTTTGTGAAGCTG